CGTTATATGTTCTGGTACTAAACCATTATATTTTCTAGACTATATCTCTACCAAATCAATTGATGCTAATGTTGCTGAGATTATGGTAGGCATCGTCAAGGGATGTGAGATTGCTGGAATGGAACTCCTAGGTGGAGAAACAGCAGAGCATTTCAGGGCACATGATTATGACCTTGCTGGTTTCTGTACTGGTATTGTAGAGAAGAATCAGATTGTTGATGGCAGTAACATCCGAGCAGGTGATGTAGTCATCGGTATTGAGAGTAGTGGTGTTCATAGTAATGGATACACACTGGTCAATGATATGTTGTGGAGAAATCACATTTACTACAAAGAGATGCCTGAGTTGCTTACACCAACCACCATCTATGCTCCTCTCATCCAGCACCTGTTGGACGAAGTTCCTATCCTAGGCATGGCACACATCACTGGTGGTGGTATCCCTGAGAACCTTCCTAGGTGCCTTCCAGCGGGTCTTAGAGTGGACGTGAACTATGGATGGGAGGTACCAGAGATCTTTGAGAAGATTCAGAATGCTGGTGACATTTCTGATGATGAGATGCGTAATGTATTCAATCTTGGTATTGGATTCTGTTTAGTTGTGCCACCAGATGTAGCACAAGCAACCAAGACCTTGATTGCCGACACTCCGTTTGGTATGAGGTCTTGGGTTATCGGTTCTGTTGTATAAATAATACATATCGTCGCCGCTAATAGTTCACTGGCAAAATCCAGAGGACTGTGCTATACTACGAGGGTCAAACGACCCTCTTTTTTTATGAGAAAACAACTCATTGCTTTGATTGCTGGACTATCTCTGACAGCAGTACCAGTATTAGCGGACCCAATCGAACCAGAGGATTGGTTTACACCACATGCAACAGGTTGTATGCTCCTGGGTGAGTGTACTGATGCTGTGGAACCTATCTGGGGTATTGATTATCTGGCACAGGAATATCCCGAATCTAACTGGAATGGAGTTGCCGAAGAGTTCAGTCGCATTCTGAATGCCCTCACCCTAATTGATGTGGGTGTGTACCTTGCTGAACAAAGGTATTTTGAAGTGGGACAACGTGGTATCTACCACACGGTGACTAATAACTTCTATCTTAATCGATCATTCATGTCACGTCCTGGTGTACTGATGAGCGTCATGCGTCATGAGGGATGGCACGCTGCACAAGATTGTATGGCAGGCACGATCGATAACAGTATGATTGCTATCATCAGACCAGAGGATGATGTTCCTATGATCTGGCGTGAGATGGTTGAGCGCACCTACCCTGAGGCAGCATGGCCCTGGGAGAAGGAAGCAACCTGGGCAGGTAAGACAGAAGGTATGACTATGGCAGCACTAGAAGCGTGTGAGCGTGGTCGTATGTGGGAGGTTTATCCCCCAACACCCATGACAAAGGAGTGGTTGGAAGAGAATAAATACATCGTAAAGTAAATTTATAGTATGGTCGCTGGCAATCCTTGTTATACCACGTTTCCTCCCTCTCTTCCTGAGAGGACAACATCTGCTGCGACTCAATACATTAAACCCAGAACAGGTGTAGTACCACCTATCCTTCCACCAGAACCTGGGGCACAGGTAAGACTCACAGTCGGATCATGTTATGGTCCTGAGTCTCCTCTCCCTAGTGTTGGTGGCAACATTTTTTATCCCCGTGCAAGGCAGGGTGTAGTTACTCCAACAGAACCACCAACTCCTGGTGCTGATATTAGAATTACTGTTGGTAACTGTTATATTCCTGGTGAACCTCCGAGAGTAGTTGTACCTCAGGAACCAGACTCACCTGCTATCGTTAACGTTAAACCAAAACAAGGTACTATTGTCACACCTCCTGCTGCACTACCAGGAGATCTTGTTAGAGCGATTGTTGATAACTGCTATGGTCCAGACTCAATCCCTTTGAGTCCAGACGAAGGTCCATATCTCCCAAGACCTAAGAATACAATTGAAGTTCTGCCTGCACCACCTGAGGCTGCTGATATTATTAGGCAACTGGTTGATAATTGTTATGGTCCTGCCATACCACTTACTCCTGATCTAGGTCCATATATTACTAGACCTAGACGAGGACAGGATACTCCACCACCAGGAACTCCTGCTGGTGCAGCGATCCGTGCAATTGTTCAGAGATGTTATCCAGAAGTTGAAACACCCCCTGAGGCACCACCAGATGAACCTGGCAGAGTGCTCCCTCCATTGTTCCCAGATCCACCACCATGGAAATGGTTGTGTGAACTGTTCCCTGATCTACCTATATGTGATAGTAACTATGGTCCTATTACCGTTCCTGGTGACGACCCCATATGGGGAACAATTCCTGATGGTCCAGACTGCGCTGAGGTAGAGTTTGGTCTCCGTAATGGTAGTGTAAAACGTCATAACTTTCCCAAGTTTAAGGACAAGTGGAAAGTTATTTCAGGACCTAGAAAGGGTGACATTCTTACATGTAAGAGAGCGCCTGACGAACCAACCCCTGTGACACCATGTGTTACAGAGTTCTTGGATTGTTTATTCAAACCATATGCTACTGGTACATACAGGACACCTCCTGCATCATGTGAGACCTTCTACTTCCGTGGACAGAACTCCACCAGTAAGGAAGTATGTATTGCCAACTGTCAGGGAGAACGTGTGGCAATTTATGAATATCTTTTAGGTGGAAATACTAGTAAAAACGTGATGCTTAAACCAATCAGTGGTAACATTGGTGGTAGTGGAGGATTTATTAAGCACAACCTTCGTGTTGTGACCACAGATTCTGCTGGTAACTATACTGGTAGGAAAGTGCATTGTGAGGCAGGTAATAAGTTTTTCAACAGCACTTCTACACAAACATACACTACAAGTTTGGGTGGTGCTAGTGTTACTTTTAAAGTAAAACCTATTGCTGATGGTAGTAGTGACTTTGATAGTGATTGGTGGGTAGATAGTTTCTCAGGATCATTACCTTCTGTTGGAACTGAGACTGAATATACTTTTAATGGAGGAAAGGCAGACTGTACTGTCTCATTACAAGTCATTGGTGGTGCTCCTTCTGGTGGTGATCATAGGTATGGTCTTACACCTACACCAGATAAACCTGGATACGTTACTACTAATGATGGAGAACCTGTCTTCTATTTGTTGAAGAACGCGGATTCAAACGCAAAGACTTTGTGGAGATTTTATTCTGATACAACAATAGACACATTCCTTACTATGAATCCTGGTCGTCCTGAGAGTCAGGGTGCTGGTGAACGTGCAACTATGGATGCGGCAGGCATGACAGAAGGTATGCCGTTGGGATATGCTTTCCAGGTGAAAGATAAAGCAAGTTCAAGTCTCGTTGAGGGTGAGCAGATTCAAGAACTACATCGTTACTACAATGGTAATGGTTGTGATCTAAGTTGTGAATTTGATAGTAGTGGAAACATTGTATGTACTGGTAGTGGTACTGCTAACTTGAAGGTAGAAGTATCTTGGGATGATAATCCAAGAACTGCTGGTACTGCTTTTGAATCTATCACTTTTAGTGGTCAGACAGTGACTAGAAGTGGTGAGAGAGGCGATGCAGGCGGGGTGATCAGTGTCACCAGCGGCACCAATATAGTTACCTATGATCGATCTAATGCACGGGGTGGCGGTATGTCACGTCAAGATAATAATAAAAAGTTGTGCTTGAAGGATGGTGATGGTAGTGATTGTAATGCTAGTGTAAGAATTGGTGCTATTTCTGGTGGAGTTAATCCGAAAGACGACCACAAGTATTCAATTATTAAGAAAAACAATACAGAAACACCACCAGCATACCATCCTAGTAGACTTTCTTATCAGATTCCTAGTGATAATGAGACTCCTATGACTATCACCTATCAGATAAAGAAAGGTAGTGCTGGTTATCAAAACTCATGGGGTGTCGCGATCACTAATAAGGATGGTGATCAGATCTACTGGGCAAGAGTCATTGAAGCGGAGACGACTAATGATATTTCTATGCGGCAGTATGAGATTCCAGTTGATGTATTGAATCAGTACAAGAACAAAGAAATTGTATTCTTCTTGGTTCCTGATGGTGGAAGTAATGGTCTTAGTAATGGGCAGAGTATTAGTTTCTCTTCCAATGGTAATGCTTTTACGAATAGTGCTTCCGTCGAAAGCAACTGGGTATTTTTCAGCAACCACCTTATGAATCCTGATAAGAGGAACAAGGTTAAGTACCAGGGTGGACATGAGCAGTGGTGGGAAGATCTTCATGGATCTGATAGTGATGAAGACTACGATGACTTCAAGGTGACCTATAAAGTTGGATGGGTTGGTAGTGAATGGTTGTATGAAGGCATTGCATGTTATGTCTTTGGAGAAGACGCACCACCACCAATCATGATCCCTATTGTGGTTAGAGAAGGGTGTCAAGAACCATTATTCAATGGCATCATGCGTGATGCCATAGTTACACGTAGTGAATGTGGACCTAGAACACCACCCAACAGAGATAACGTTAACCAATATTCTCTTGCTGGTATTTGTACTGGTGAGTACAGCACCACTATCAATAGAAAACAGAGACTTAAAGCACAACGCAGTGCTAACCTTAGTTTGAAAGCATTCGGTAGTATCATTCGATCGCCAGAGATTGAAGATATGAGATTCACATATAGATTAGTTAAGAATGGTTCTGTTGTGCATCAAGATTCTATTCTAGTTGGTGATTGGCCAGTCGTCGGTTCTACTTTAACTGACTTTACTGTTGCCAAAGGTGATGTTATAAAATTCCAGATTGTTGCGATCCAAAGAGCACCACGTACAGGACTTGCCTCACTTGGGTTTGCTATCTTTGATCGTGATGATAATGTTTTTGAGAAACCATGGAACGTTGACCTTGGTAGTATGCCTATTACAGGTGAAGTAGAGCAGAGATCTCAGGTCACCTCAGATAATCCTAGGGTTGGTAATCTATCTGGACTATCAATTACCACAGGTGGTCGCATCAAAAAGATGAGCATTCGTCTGTGGGACGTTGAGGCAAAAACATGGTCTAAGAAAGTAACTGTATGGGACAACGGTCAACTTGATACTAACAGTAACAATGGACAACAGACCGACTGGGGTGATACTTACTATGATGGTGATGAATGGTTTGGGTCAGGATTCTATGAGGGTGGTACCAGGGATCGTCGGGGTGTTATTCTGAGCAGTAATATTGATAATAGGGGTAGATTTTCTGGCAATCCAAACGTTACCAATGGCCGTGGTATATTCTATAACTCATTGTTTGAACATGGTAGAGGATTGATTTGCAAACCAGCAAGTAATGTCAGGGGTGAGTTGAGTGCATACTCACACCTGTCCAATTCACATGGATTCATGGGATGGTTTACTAACGCTAGGGTGAGTGGCGATTTCGCTCAGGCAGTTCAAGACTATGATGCATACTATGCAAAAGGTATCGACGATGCTGGTACTCAGAGTAATTATCCTAGGGGGGTTGCGGTAAACTCAAATGGGCAGTATAGTAAGATGTCCTTTATGCATGACTATATTTTGGGTCTGACTGGTGCAGAAGAAAGACTTCTGGATGAGGATGATCTAGGACCACAAGCAAAAGTTCGTGTTGCCTTCTGGCCTTATACAGTTAAGTCCTCTACCATGTCTGCAAATGCACCAAGGTTTGGCAACTCTATATACTGGGCATGTGGTGTTGAAATGTTTGATCTATTAGATCGTGGCACTTCATACCAGGCAGGTCAAACGTTTGATATGAATTGGCCTCCTATCCAACGACAGAAAGATATGTATGGTAACGCCAATGATGGTGATCTACCTTCTCCTTTCTACCCTAGGGATGACAACACAGGTGTTGAACTTCCCAAGAGACTTAATGTCAATACTGTTGGTAATGATATTAATGATAGGTATGAAAATACCTATGCACCTAAGGAAGTATTCTACCAAGAATCACATAACAGAGATTCTAATCTTTGGTACCTGTGTCAGAGTGATAGAAAAGTTAAACGTATTAAATTTAGAATCGAAATTGAGGAAGTCGAATGAGTAAAGGATTTAGTGAGCGGAACACAGACCGTTCGATTGTGGATGGGGTTAAGAAACTTACAGGTCTTCAAAAGATCTTGCGTAAGTACCCTGATGATCCTGTCGGTCGTAAGAGGATGCTTAAACAGTGGAAGAAGTATCACTACGGTTGGATGGGTGAGATGGATCGCCTTGAACAGACGGATGATCAACTAGAAAACATTCCACTAGCACTGGAAGAACTTAGTGAAGTGATGCCTGACATGCCAACAGAACCGATTGAGGTTAATCAGGTTCCCACTCCTGAACAGGTTGAGAAGATCCGTAATGCAATTGGTAAAGACTAATGTTTGAACAACTACAAACTCCTGATACCTTAATGTTTCGTGAGGTGAAGAGGATGCTTGTGGGTCAAGACTTTCCCTGGTATTGGACAGATTTTACTGTAAAGAATGCCGAGGGTAGTGTCTTTAATAACGATGGTTTTTATGGTCACATACTACTAGCACGTCCTAGATGGGATAACATTCCAGGACCATTATTTTCTTCTCCTCAGTCTCAATGGTTAGAGAAGATCTATCCTATGGTAGAAGAAATTGTTGCTGCTAATCCTGACCTGAACATTAGTTGTGTTCATAGGATCAATGCCAACTTGGTGCATCCTGGTCAGGATATTATGACCCCACCCCATCTAGACCACCAGTTCCCCCACTGGAACATGCTTGTATACTTGACAGATGCAGGCGGACCTACTATACTTACTAACGAATCGTTCGATCCGATCGATTCATACCACCCAAAGGAAGATGATATCGTTGTCTTCCAAGGGTTACACTGTATGATACCACCAAAGAAAGACCGTCGAGTTGTTCTCGTTGTCACGTTTTCCTAATAAACGATCTGATAACTGTCACAAGGTTGACAATTTTGAAGGTTGTGGTATTATACATAACAAGGCGTAACAAGTTACGCTTCTCAACAAACGAGGGAACGTCGATCCCTCTATCATCTGTGGGTTCAACTCCACAAGTAAACAAACTTTTAAACAAAATGATCAAATCTGTATTCGCAGCAACCGCTGCCCTTTCTGTCTCTGCTGGTGCCGCTTTCGCTGGCCCCTACGTTAACGTCGAAGCAAATGCTGGTTGGACGGGATCGGAGTACAACGGCGTTGGAACAGACCTGCACCTGGGTTATGAAGGTGCTCTTGGCGAAGACGCTTCCTACTACGTGCAGGGCGGCGCTACCGTGATCAGTCCTGACGGTGGCGAAACCGACACCGTTCCTTCTGGTAAGGCAGGTGTTGGTGTTGGTTTGACCGAAGCACTGGGTGCATATGGTGAAATCTCTTTCGTGGGCAGTGGCGATGCTGACATCGACCGTGGTTACGGAGCAAAATTGGGTGTGAAGTATTCCTTCTGATCTTCAAGATAACTTGACGCTATATAGGGGGAGCAATTGCTCCCCTTTTTTAATCTTTATTAATAATTATCATGGCAAATAATCCTGGCGGCACAGTCATCTACACAAGACCTGGATGTCCTTACTGCACCAAGATCAAAGAGGTTTACAGAATGCGTGGTTGGACTTATAGTGAGCATGTCCTTGACCAGCAGTTCACTCGCACACAATTCAAGCAAGAGTTTGGTGCTGGTGCTACCTTCCCACAGGTATTGATCAATGGACAACGCATCGGTGGTTGCACCGAGGCAGTTAAGTACCTCCGTGAAAACTCATTTATCTAATGACTGACATCAATGAAGAAGAACTCTATCAACTAATAGAAAGATCAATTGATCTTGCTATGACAGAGCATAAGTTTCTCTTCAAATTGTATCCATATTTGAAGATGAACAAGTGGACTAGGCGGCAGACTAATGTATTCATTGAGTCTACTACTGCTGCCAATTTAAACTTCGTAGTCTTAGAGTTGGAAGACTACCTCAAAGGTGGTGACAAAACACTCAAAGAAGCATACGGTCACATTCCTAAACCAAAGGCACGTAAGATCAGGAACTACTTGTATAGTATCCTTGAAGATGCATGGCAGTATCATGCCGAACGCAAACCTGGTCGTAAGATGGGAAGTACGCTCACTAAGAAACGTAATAAATAATATTAACATAGGGAGAACCGTTATGGCCGATGCATCATTTCTTTACATCGCTTTCTTCCTAACGTTAGGAAGTTTTGCTTTGGGTTTCATCGCATCGTGGAACTTAAAGCATGTCTTTGACATCTGGGTTGACCGAGCGGACTATGCCAGAGTCGTCATGCACCCTGAAATGTATGATGAAAATGGAGAGTTGACTGATCAACCCCTCATCTACTTGCGGATCGACGAAGAAGATGATATGATGATAGACGAAGACGATTGAGGTCTAATGATTCTTGTTGATATGAATCAGGTCTGCATCAGCAACCTGATGGTGTCCTTGACAAGTACCGATTCTAAACTTAGCGAGCGACTAGTTCGCCATATGGTTCTAAACTCATTGCGTTTCTATCGTAATAAGTTTTACAAAACGTATGGCGAACTAGTCCTTTGCTATGATAGTAAGCATTACTGGCGACGTAAGGAGTTCTCTTACTACAAAGGTACACGTAAGCGGGACAGAGAGAAATCATCTCTCGACTGGAATGAAATCTTTGAAGTCTTGAATCATATTCGAGATGAGATCAGAGAGTTCCTTCCTTATAAAGTTATTGAAGTGGATGGTGCTGAGGCAGACGATGTGATTGCATCTCTGGTAAAGGATCAAGCATACAGAAACATCAGGTTGCAAAACAATATGCAACCACCACAGAAGGTACTCATCCTCAGTGGAGACAAAGACTTCCAGCAACTTCAACGATATAATTTTGTTGATCAGTTCAACCCTGTACAAAAGAAGTTTGTTGAATGTCTAGACCCTAAGAAGTATCTTCTTGAACATATTATTAAGGGTGATCGTGGAGATGGCATCCCCAACTACCTTTCCGATGATGATACCTTTGTTGCTGGTAAGCGACAGCGACCATTATCTAAGGTAAAGATCGAACGATGGTTGGAGATGGCACCTGAACAATTCTGTGATGACATTACTACTCAGAACTATGAACGCAATCAAAAGTTAATTGACTTCGATTACATTCCATCGCAGGTCAATGCTGACATCCTAAATACATTTGAAACTACTGAACCTCCTAGTAGAGGTCAGATGTATGTTTACTTCGGTAAGCATGAGTTGAAAGAAATGCTAGACCACATTACTGATTTTTGAAATGAAATTACTTATCTCTGAGATCCTACAAAAGGCACACAACGCAAAGACCAAGGCAGAAAAGATTCAGATTCTGCAACAGAACAATTCAGCAGCGTTGCGTATGATCTTCATCATTAACTATGATGAATCCATTGTGTCTCTTATGCCCGAAGGTGAACCACCATTCACAAAGAATGAGGCACCTATTGGTACTGAACATACTAATCTGATTCACGAATCTCGTTTGCTTCATCACTTCTTCAAGGGTGGATCTGATATTCCATCCATCCGTCGCGAGAGAATGTTCATTCAAATGCTAGAAGGATTACATCCTGATGAGGCAGAGGTACTGATCAAGGCAAAGGATAAACTCCTTGGCAAACGTTTTAAAGTCACCAAATCATGTGTCCAAGAGGCATTTCCTGAAATTAACTGGGGGAATAGAAGTTGAAGATTGTTCATGAAGATTGTGATCCTGCTCTTTCATTAGACAAGAAATTACCGTACACCGCATACCTAGTTGAGTATCAAGTAGATGGTATCAGTCATTATGATATCTCTATTGGTTACAACCAAGTAGAAATGTTTGATTATTATTACGACAAGTACAAGAAAGACTTTGTTAAGTTCACTCAGTCAGAGGGTCGGGCAAACCCAAAACTATGGGGAGCACAACAGGCACCAGTTGCTAAGAAGAAGAAATGAAGAACTCCATGTACACAGTTCAACTGAATAAAGATGAACCCAATGCAGAGACAAAGGAGTTATCTGTTAGTATACTAGTTGGTATTGCAGGTGTAATCTTTGCACCCTTCATCGTATGGGTAGCGTGGAACTTATCTATGCCGTTCTTGTTTGGACTACCTGCTATTGGTTATGTTAAATCCCTTGCTCTTTATATTCTTTTCCGAACATTATTCAAATGAAACCACAAGTATGTTTTATCTCTGCAACTCCTGATGCAGAGAAAACTATTGGATACATTGCACGAGTGAGTAATCCTAACAACCAGGATAACCCAAAGGTTGCTGGACTATTGAAGTATTGTATTCAACATGGAC